GTCAGATACGTGACTACCAGTCACCCTGACTACGAGAGGTTTCGCTCTAGACCTGACATCTTAGAGAATACTATGATCTATTACATACAACAGTGTGTTTTAGCCTACGTTAAGCACAACGATGGTCTCATGGTGACCGGTAGTAAGCCGTCAAACTACCTCAGGGCTCGCTGCCTTGTATCCCAGAACAGCGGGGCCCGTACATTGTTGGGACAAGTGACTGTCACTTAGACATGACTAAACCCGATAATGAATATATTTACAACGGGGATTTTGAGATCATCAAAGGTGCCGCCTTTTTTACCGATGGTGAGATCAAGTTCCCTAAATATACAAATCAGAAGAAAACAGATAATACTAAAAGGACCCGTGCAGGTCCCACTTTTGCGACCAACGCGCAGATTTATGAAAACAACGACGATAATTGCCGCCTTGCTATGAGACGACTCATGGGCAAACGGGCGCCAGACCAACTTGGATTACACGAAGAACTTTTTGACAACCAGCGCGCCTTCTTTGATAAAGAGAAGCCATTCTTTGACCAACTGCGGAAAAATTACTCCAAATATTTCGATGACTTCACCAATTCCGAGGAAGAATGTGAAGAGCACTATTCCGATGTGCATCCAAAGAAATTGCTGCGCATACGTGCGTATGAGGAATTGCTTGAGTCAGGAATGCTGTTCGCCGACGGCGACAAATGGGTCAAGACTGTGTTATGGAAGATGAAGAAAGATGAATGGGCTAAACACGGTAAGAAGCCACGCATGATCGGAGACCTTGGTGTCGCCGCATCACTGCGCGGGTTTCGACTTACCGGTAAGCTCAAGGAGGCACAATCAAATGAATCTATAGATTATAAAGGTGGAAAGATCTTTTTCTGCAAGAGTCCTGATCCATTCGCCCTACAGTACTGTTTTGAACAACTGGTAGAGCCGGACGGTGACTTCTTTTTTGTCTATTTTTCCGACGATTCGTGCCTGTCTATCCGTCGCGGTGCCACCATTGATCGTTACAACCTCGATATTTCAAGTTGTGATGCATCACATGGACCCGCCGTCTTCGAGACACTACAGAGGCTGGTGCCTGAACGCTGTGAGCACGACATGAAGATGCTCATTGACCAGTGCCAGTTGCCCCTTCGTGTTGTGTCCTGTGCCAACAGGAAAAACGTGGTTATCCTTAAGCCCAAACGCCCCATGTTGTACAGTGGTAGCACCATAACAACAGCAATCAATAATATTGCTAATGTGGCCATAGTAAAGTCCATCGTCGACCGAGGTTATCAAGGACCCAGTGATATTGAGTTGGGCGCCAAGAATGCCGGCTACATCGTGACAGGTTGTAAACCTTTAGAATTTGTAGAAGACTTACAATTTCTTAAGAATTCACCTGTCCGTGATATGCAGGGCAACTGGCGACCGCTCCTCAATCTGGGTGTTTTACTGCGTGCTTCCGGCACTTGCAAAGGTGACCTGCCTGGAAAAGGTAGTCTCTATGAGCGTGCGCGCTGCCAACAACGCGGGCTATTACGTGGCTCTTACCCCCGAACTTCATTCACTATTTTCAATAATATGGTTGAAGCTATGGGTGAGGGAACCGCCTACCCCTGCGATTTAGACTTTGAGTACAAAGTCGTTGACAATCCGCTGTACCCATCTTTCGTCGCCGATGATACATCTGTTTATTTACGGTATAGACTCACACAATTGGAGATTATTGACTTGCTCGCTAATAGTCACTCTGATGTCTTTACTGAATTTGCGAGCCCTGGTGCTAGTAAGATCCTTTTTACTGATTATGGACTCACTAGTGTGGATCATCTA